GTAATTCGGATTGCGTCAACCGGCGAAGAGATGCGCGTCACCGTTGCGCAGCCGACTGATTCATTCTCGTGGGGTGCGGGCTTTTTTGAGATGGAGCGTCGTCATGCCGATCAGGGATGGCGCTGGACACTTCGTGTGGAAGCTCGCGACCGGGACGCACTCAAATCCGTCCGGGCTGATGTCAAAGACGTAGCACGCCGCGCGCTGAACAACGTCACGATTGGACGTGACGAATAGTGGTCGGGTGGCTGAGCGGTCTAAAGCGGCGGCTTGCTAAGCCGTTACGCCTTCGTGGCGTCGCAGGTTCGAATCCTGCCCCGACCGTAGTACGTCGTTATTGGTCACGCCTGCGCCTCTACTGGGCGTGGGCTCAGTGTGACCGAAAGGGCCACGCTCCGCTCGACTGCGATGCTCTCGCCGAGTTTTGGTACTGCCCGCGCTGTGGTTTTGGTTTCGCGGAGCGGAGCGAACGAAGTGAGTGAGCACCGCATCGACAGGTTCGGCAATCAGGTGTGTGGTTTGCAGGGTTGCGGGGTGTGTGGGATGCGTTCCTCGCGCTTACGCGCTGCGGTACGCGCTTGGTGCCGTCGTCCGATCCATTAGGCAGGCTGGTGGTTATGGCCGTGACCATTAGGGGGATTGATTGACTGTTCCGCTGCGGTTGACGAAAAGGGCGCGAATCGTCCTGCTGCTGAAGACCCGCCAGGACGCGCTCGAGGCCGAGGGCGACCTCGGCGGCGGCGAGCTCGGCTCACGCTCCCCGAGCCATTCGCCGCTCTGGTATGAGGGCAGCTACGGCGACCTCGAGCTGTGCCTGGACTACATGCAGCGGAAAGCGCCACGCATCCGGTGGCATCTCGTGAACCTGTACGGGCCGCGGGACCACGCAAAGCTCGGTTTGACGCCAAAGCAGGCGATCGCGGATAAGGGGCTGGACTGGTTGGAGCGGGTGATGCGGAACGTGTATGTGCCGCCGGCGATCAGCGAGAACGCGGGGTATGCGCCGTCTGAGGCTGCGACGTATGCGAAGCCGCGCTCGTTGCAGAGGGCCGCGTAAGGGTTTCTAGGTGGCATACGGGTGGCGAGCGTCAACCCGTCCACTTCCGCGGTAAGGGAACCATTACGGGAGACGCTGCTTTGATGCGCGATCCGCGCCCTGCGCTCGTCTCCCAACGGCCCGCGTAACCCCTGGAAACCTAGAGATAGTGAGGGCGCTACGTGCGCCCTTTCTCAAATCCCAGGGGAAGGGCGGTGCGCTATGGATGCCGCGACAGCGTGGCTCAAAGAGCACGATCCTGAGTATGCGACCTCTCGGCTCGCGTGGAAGGACCTAGACGACGACGGCGCATACCAGACGCCCGCCCAAGAGATTCCCGCCGGACTGATCCGCGGCAACGAAGAGATTGTGTTGATGGTCGACAACGGCACCGCGCAGCTCGTGCAACCGATCGACTACAAGGCGTGTCTCAACTGCGGACGGTTGTATCAGCCGACCGTGGCGCGCAGCCTCTATTGCTCGGACACGTGCCAAGCCAAGCGCAGACGCGAGCGCGATCGGGCCGCGTACATGAGGGATTACAGGCGCCGCAAGGCTGCCTAGCCTGAGACAGAGTCCGCTTCGCGCGGTTGGTGTGCTCACGCTTCGCTCTGTCCACACGCGTACCGGAGCCGTAAGGCGAGGAACGCACCCGGGGTTATGCCGGGTTTGTTGTTTCGTGCTGAACGCTTACACATGTATTAGCCGAGGAACGCACCCGAAGCTGTAAACCGTTAGGAGTGTCCGGTGTCGGCTAGAGACCTCAGACCAGAGATCGCCGAAGACTTCGCCAGGTTGTACCGGGACGGAGTCAAACGCCTGGAAGAGGCAGTCTCCAGGGAGGGCGCCTACACCGGCAAATGCCCCAACTGTAGACGGGACGTCCGTGTCGACAACGTCCCCCCCATACGCGACATCGTCCTCGCATTGCAGTTCCTCGCCGACCAAGGCATCGGCAAACCCTCAACCCAGCCGGCGAAGCCAGACAAACCCCAGGAAGCCCTCGCCGAGCTCACACAAGCCAGCGACGAAGAACTAGCCAGGATCGCATCAACTGCTATCTAGGTCGTGACTGTGTTGGTTTGCCCGCGCGCACGCGGATAGATAGTGAACCACGCAACCTTCTGGGTTGTTAGTGGTATTCGGGTGTTACAAGCTCGTATGCCATGCCTGTTCGAGGCTGGTTTCTAGGGTTTCTCCTGCAAATCAGCGTTTCCATCAGGGATCTTTCAACGGTTCTATGCCGGAAGCCCGACCTCTAGGCCGGCCGAGACCGGGCCGCCCACCCCCATGGAACGCGTGCATCCGTTGGGTCCCCGGCTGCGGCCCAGTTCTCCCAGGATTGAAAGAGATTCTCCGGGGATGGGCTTGTGGGTGCCTTTGCGGGGCGTTGTGCGGGCTTCTGTGGCGAACGTGTGTTCGTTTCGACATCGGGTCCCTCCCGCGGGTTTGCGGGGCTGAGAAAGGCTCTGAATGGCTCAGTGTGTGTCGGGGAAGCGGCGGTTCCGTAGCCGTCTGGATGCGTTGTTGGCGCATTCGCGCAATCCGCGGGTGATGCGGGCGTATCGGTGTCCGGAGTGTGGCGGCTGGCATGTGGCTACGCGGCGGTTGTCGTCGCATGTGTTTGAGGGGATGTGATGGCTGACGTGGAGACGGTCAGGTCGCGGCTGCATGAGGCGATCGCGGTCGAGACGCCGTTCGATTCGGATGATGAGCCGGACGCTGCGGTGGTGACGGGCTGGGTGCTCGTTGCGGAGTGGCGGGGGACGGACGGGAACCGGTGGCTGTCGAAGGTGTCTTCGGATGCGACTGGGGATCGTGGGTTGCCGTCGTGGACTGAGCGTGGGTTGTGCGGCGAGGTTGTGAATAACTGGCCGGATTCGGCTGATGAGGAGGATGACGATGGCGAAGTTGACTAGCGGCCAGCGGTCGAAGCTGCCGTCGAAGGATTTCGCGGGTCCTGGCCGGTCGTTTCCGGTGGAGGATCGGGCGCATGCGCAGGCTGCGTTGCGGCTTGTTGGTCGTGCGGTGAGGGCGGGCCATATCACGCAGGATCAGGCTGACAAGATCAAGGCGATGGCCCGGGCGAAGCTCGGGAAATAGCCTTGGGTGCCGCCTACGAGGCGCTCCGCTCTGCCGCGTGACGGTTGCGGATAGGGCGCGGGCTGAGCTCGCCCGCCGCGAACTGATCCGGCGGCGCATCTTCCGCGACAAAGACCTCCCCCACCTCATCTCGCTGATGTCGGCGGTTGATCAGCGAGACGGTACGAAGTTCACGTTCGAACACGTGAAGGATCCGCTCCAACCGGGCGAAGTGACCCTTGAGGGGAACCGGCTCGTCGCGAAAGACAAAAGCTGGCGGTGGCAGCGGTACGTCGTCGACGAGCTGCTCGCGAAGCGCCGCGTCATGTTTTTGAAGGGCCGCCAGATCGGCGTCACCTGGATCGCGCTGGCCGTGGATGTGGCGGAGGCGATCACGATTCCCGGCTCCACGTCGCTGTTGTTCCGGCAGCGTGAAGACGAGGCGATCGACAACATGCGCCGCTGGTGGACGCTCTACCAGTCGCTGCCGCCGTGGCTGATCTCGCACATCAAAGTCAGCAAGCCCGACAAGGCCGATAGGCCGGGCCGTGACGGTGTGGTGTTGAAGTTCCCGGACGGCTCGTTTAGCGAAGTTGTTCCGATGACAAGCGCCGCCTCGTCGGGGCATGGCCGGTCTGTTCGACGTGTGATGGTGGACGAGGCAGCCCACGTCGAATTACTTCTCAGCATCAGAGCAGCCATTGAGCCGGCCGCCGGCCGCGCCCACATCGACCTCATCTCAACGGCGAACGGCCGATCCAACCCGGAGACCGGGGAGGGCAACGAGTTCCATCGACTGTGGACGCAGGCCGACGAGTCCGGCTACACCCGTATTTTCCTGCCGTACGATCTGCACCCGGACCGGGATGATCGCTGGTACACGTCGGATCCGGAGATCATGTCGTTGCCGTTGTGGAAGCGGCAGGAGCAGTTCCCGCGGGATGAGCATGAAGCGTTTGCGCTCTCCGACCGGTCGTTCTTCGATCCGGATGCGCTGCTCGAATATTCGGAGCGTGTCAAGAATTCGGAGTACCGGTTCGATTTCGAGCCGGAGGGTTTCGCTGCCCGGAAGGCGCGTCACCCGGACGGCCGCATCCGGGTGCTGGCCGATCCTATCCCCGGCCGCCCGTATGCGATCGGCGCCGACGTCGCGACAGGACGGGGCGCCGACTACAGCGCCGCCTACGTCATCGACCTCACCAACCTGGAATTGGTCGCGGAGTATCACGGCAAGGTCGAGGCCGACATCTACGCCCGTGACCTCCACTTCCTCGGCAGGCTGTACAACACCGCCCTGATCGCGGTGGAGACGTCGGGCGGTTACGGGGAGGCGGTCATCATCCCGCTTCGGGACGGTGTCGCCGGCCGCCCCGCCTATCCGAAGCTGTACCGGCACGTCCTCTCCTCGAGGCCGGATCTGCCGATTTCGAAGCCGTTCGGGTTCCCGACGAACACGAAAACACGGCCGCTGATCCTGAACCAGCTGGAACAGGCGCTCCGCGAGAAGACACTCCCGTTCGTGACGAACGATTTGTTGCACGAGATGACGGAGTTCGTCCACCACGACACCGGAGTGTCGCCCAGGGCTCGTGCCGGGTCGCGGGATGACCGGGTTCTTGCTGCGGCTATCGCGTTGGAGATGTACCGGCTGAACGGCCACCATCCGCGGAGGCGCAGGGCGCGCGGCAAGGCGGCTGTGGTTGCCCGCCCGTGGGCCAGAGCCGCGTAGGAGACACCGTGACTGAACCATTGCGTGATGCAGCGGGAAGGCTCGTTGTCGTAGTTACCGATGGATATCTGGCTGACGTTCCGGGCGAACATGGCGAGCCAGATCCGGATGCAGTGGCCGCGTGCCGCGCCAGTGAAGTAACTCCGTCAGCCGAAGCGCCGGAAACTGGCGCGACCTACATGTATCCAACTGAGCCGTTGCGGATTCCGCACCAGATCGGAGACTAAAGTGAGCGAACCGCTCCGTGACGCTGCCGGTCGTCCGGTGGTGCCGATCTTGCAGGACGTCCAGAACACGATGAACGGTGCAGCGCCGAAGCCTGAGGCGCAGCCGGTCGAAGACGACGAGGAGTAAGCGGATATCTCCGCAATGGGTTTCGGGCCGCCGAACGGCCAGCACACCATCCAGGTACAAGCACCGCAACAGCAGAGCGGCGGCAACAACGATGCGGCTGAAGCGCGTGCGCTGACGCAGGCGCTCAGCCTGCTCAAGGTCGCCCTGTCGACTGAGGACTCGGATCAGGACAAGGCTGTGATCGCGTCGTGTATCGCGAACATCCAGAAGGTGCTCGCGAACGAGGAACGCGAGCGGCAGCAGCTTCTCGGCCAGCCTGGGCTTCAGCGGGCACTCGCCAAGAGTGGCTAAACGCCCCGACAAGCCCGCCGATCTCGTCGGCAGGCTCCTCACCGACTTCGAGAAAGACCTCAAACCCCACGCCGGGTATGTGCAGAACGTCGACCGCTGGTATCGCGCCTACCGGGGCATCGCGGAAATCCGGTCCAAGAGCGTGGAGTGGACGTCGAAGCTGCATCCCGCCTACGGGTTCCAGGTCATCGAAACGCTCGTCGCCTCTGTGGTTGACCCGAACGTGCAGTGGCGTGTCCGTGGCCGTCCCCGCATGGATCAGCCTGACGCGATCGCACGGTTGAACGCGGGCATCCGCGCCAACGAAATCCTCCTCAGCGAGCAGGTGGACGAGGATCAGTTCGCGGCGAAGCAGCTGCTGTTTGCGAAGCAGGCGTTCATCGCCCAGATGTCGGTGTACAAGACCCGGTGGGAATACAACGAACGCGACGTCCCCGAGCAGGCCCTCGTCTACCAGCAGTACCAGGGCGTCCAGGTTCCGAGGCTCGGCACGAAGAAACGCCGCCGCATCGAAGACCGCCCTACCGTCGACGTCGTCGATGTCCGGGACATCTTCTTTCAGGAAGGCAGCGTGTCACTTGACCGTGCCGGCCGAGTCACGCACCGCGTCTGGTACTCGTACGACGAGCTGTTGCAGCTTGAGGCGCAAGGCGTGTACGGGGTCAGGGCGAACGGCCAGCCGGTGTCGCTGCTGAAGGAGTCACGCGACTACAGCACTTCTTCCGGCAACAGTGATCGCGAGAACGATCTGTTCGGCGAGGACAGGACGAAAGGCAAGATCGAGGTGTTGGAGCAGTGGCGCCGCGAAGCAGACGGCACCATCTCGGTCGTCAGTGTGGGGAACCGGAAGGTGCTGCTGCGCGACACGCCGTCGCCGTTCTGGCATGGCGAGCTTCCGTTCGTTGTTTGCGCCCCCGTCCCTGATCTTGGCCGCATCCCCGGCGTCTCCATCGTGGAGTTGATTGCGGAACTTCAGGAGGCGGCATGGTCGTTCCTGAATCAGCGGATCGACATGACCGAGATCCTTGTCACGCCGCCGTTTCTGATCGCGGAAGACTTCGAAGGTGATCTCGACTGGGGTCCTGGTGCGCAGAATGTGGTGCAGCGGCCGGAGCAGGTCGAGATGATGCAGATCAACCCGATGCCTTCCGAGGTTTCGCTGAAGGCGGAGGAGTTGATCAAGCAGGATCTTCAGAACATTCCGGGTGCTTCCCCGACGTTGTTGGGGCAGACGGATCCGTCCGCGCAGACCGCCACCGAAATCAGTGTGACGACGACGTTGGCGCAGAAGCGGATCGGGCTGATGAAGCAGCAGTTCAAGTGGGCTGAGAAGAAAGTCGGCGAGCAGTGGCTCAAGATGAACCAGCAGTTCATCACCGAGCCCAGGCTTGTGCAGGTGACGGGGATGGACGGGGCGGTCGCATTCGAAGAAGTCCGCCCGTTGATGTTGCAGGGCGACTACTTCATCGAGATGGAAGCGATGGACGAGTCGCTCGTGAAGCAGCAGAACCTCGCCGAAGCCACGTCACGGTTGCAGATTGCGCAGCAGGCAACCCAGTTCTTCGCCGCCCTGCCCGGCCAGCCGAACATCAACTTGCAGGCGTTCATGGATGACGTGCTGCGTGCGGCCGGAATCAACGACACGCAACGCTATTACAGCCCGAAGCAGCCGATGAACCCTGTCCCCGGCGCACAGGCACAACCCGCACAGCAGCAGCAGGGGAACGGGATTGCCCCGCAGGGCGTCACCGCCCCCCAGTCGATCGATATCAACAGTCCATCGAACGCGTTCAGCCAGTCGCCCGCCGCGGCAACCCAACGGTTGGGCGCGATGTCGGGCGGACCGTCTAACGCATAAAGGGAGTACGAGGTTTTGGCTAAAGCAGCAACCGGGCCTGAAAGCGTCGGCGCAGAAGTCGGCAACGGTGCGAACAGTTACGCCGTCGTCGATGTGCCACTGCACGACAGCGGCTTCGGCAAGTCGAATCATCCGATGCATCCGAACGGTCGTGTCGTGTCCGGAAACGCAGACGCGCTCGCCGGAGAGTCACAGTCGACCGGTCATGTGGTGAAGGGCTACTGATGGCCGCCACCCCGGTTTCGATCGCCTACAAGGCGCAGCAGCTCGACCCTGGCCCCCACTTCGTCAAGGCCGCCCCGGACCCCGGCGACACGATCAAGGTGAACGACACCGAGACGCTCACCTACACCTGCCAGGACGGGAGCGAAGGGCCGGACGATCCGCTGTTCCCGCCCGCCGGGTGACCGACACCGGCAACGCAGCCCAGGCTCTCCATGAGCTTGTGCTGCATCGCGGCTGGGCTGAGCTCCGGGCTGCGCATGAACGAGCAACGAAACGATGGGAACGCGAAGTCGCACGGAAACTGGTGCGTGACGCGGAACCGTTCGATCAGCGAGACATCGATTTCCAGCGCGGCTACATGCAGGCGTGGACTGATCTTCTCGCTGAACCCGACAAAGCGGAGCAACGCTTCGAACGCGAAGTCCTCCGCGCGAACAGAAAGGCCGATAGTTGACTGACTTCGAGAGCTACCTCACCGAACAATTCACGGACGGTGAGCCTCAGGAGGAGCCACAGGTTGTAGAAGCTGCCGCTGACCCCATTGAGGAGGAAGTGGCACCGGAAACGCCGGACACTTCGGTCGCAGAGACTCCGGAACCGGTAGCAGAGCCGGAGCTGATCCTCGGCAAATACAAGAACGTCGAAGACGCCTTGAAAGCGTTGGAGCACTCCCAGTCCGAGATCGGCCGTTTGCGGCTCGAGGTTGGCGAGCTGCGGAACCAGCAGCCCGCCCCGCCGCCTGCCCCGGTGAACGTGGACGCGGTTGAGGATGCGTTCACGACGAACCCGGCTGCGGCACGGCAGCAGGCGCAGTCGCTCGCCGTCCAGGCGCTTCAGCAGAATGACCACGGCGCGTATGAGCGGATCCTGGAGCAGTGGTCTCAATACGACGGGTTCGGTGCGCTCCGGTTTGAGTCGGCGAGGCAGGCGCAGGTTGCGCAGCAGCAGGCGCTTGCACAGATCGCACCCCAGGTGCAGACCGCCCAGCAGTACGCGGACCAGTCCGCATCCGAAGCCGCCACCAGGGCGGTCACGGCGCGTCACGCAGACTTTGAACAGGTTGTCGGCGACCTCGCCGACGAGGCCCGCGTTCAGCAGCTCGTCAACCAGGGATTCCCGATGGAGTATCTGGCGGCGGCACGCGGAACGCAGGCACAGAAAGAGCAGCTGCTCGAAACGCTGTACCGCTGGAAGAAGGCGGAACAGATCGAAGTGGCTGCCGCTGCGGCACCCGTCGTTGCCGAACAGGCGGCGGCGGAAGCGAAAGCCGCAAAGGTCGCAGCCGCGACCGCATCGGCCTCCTCAACCCCGGCGATCGAGGAGACACCCGAAGACCAGGAGCTACAGGCGTTCTACGACTTCCTGAAAGCACCGTCGCCGACATCGTGGGCCGACACACGGCCCGCCGGCCAGTAACACCCTTTTTGCGAGCCTCCACCTCTGGAGATACCTCGCTGTTGAGAGCCGGCAGATCCGGGCCTCCAAATTGGAGACAACCCCGGAAGGTGCTGACCTAGTCAACCCTTCCAAAAAGCGAGTAAGAACCGATAGCAGTCAACATGCTGACCGGTCTTCAGGACGACAACACGATCCTGTCGAACCGGCGAGTGATCGACATGGACCCGGTGATCGCGGAGCTCGATCCGGATCAGTCGCAGTTCACGACGATGCTCATGAAGCTGTCCTCCCGTCCCGCCTTCTCGTCGAAGGTGGAGTGGCTTGAGGACCAGTACGTGCCGCGCACGACGACTCTTGCGGCGTCGGCGACGTCGGCGGCCGGGACGATCTCGGTTGCGACCGGTACGGGCGCGTACTTCATCAACGGTGACGTGTGCCGCATCGTGTCGACGGGTGAGGCGGTCGCTGTGTCCGCCGATCCGGCAACCGACACGGTTGGTGTTACGCGTGGTGTCGGCGCGACCGGTGCAGCTTCTGCTGCGTCCGGCGGCGACATCGTCATCCTCGGCAACGCTGCCGCTCAGGGCGCTTCGCTCCCGACGCGTCGGCAGACGAAGAAGACGAACGCGTACAACTACACGCAGATCATCCGGTCGTCGTACGGGTTCACGAACACGCTGGCCGCATCGAAGCTGTACGGCGGCCAGGAGCCGATGCTGGAGCGGAAGAAGAAGGCGGTCGAGCATAAGCGCAAGATCGAGTCTCTTCTGTTCTTCGGACCGCGTTCACTGAACACGTCCGGGTTGCATCCGATCGGCTATGTGGGTGGCGCGGCCGAGTTCATCTCGACGAACAAGAAGAACCCGGCCGGCCAGGTCACCAAGGCGACGTTCGATTCGTATATGGATCTGCTGTTCGCCCATGGTGAGAACACGTCGAAGGTGTTCTTCGCCGCCCCGCTCGTCGCCCGCATCCTTTCGACGTACGGGTCGAACGGGCTCGGGTCGGCGTGGGGAACCCCGGACGTCGCTGGCGCGTCGGTTAAGTTCGGTGTCAAAGTCGATGGGTTCATCTCCGGCGCGTATGGCACGAACCTGCCGATCATCGTCAAGCGTGAGTGGAACGACTTCGCGCAGACGACCAGCGGCTACGGGTCGCACGGGTTCGGCATCGACCTGTCGTATGTGAAGCTCCGTCCCCTCCGGGACACGGTGCTGCTCACGAACCGGCAGGCGAACGACGCCGACACGATCGACGAGGAATTTTTGACCGAGACGTCGCTTGAGTTCCAGCAGGAGCAGGCGCATCTCTGGGTTCAGGGGATGACGTCGTAACAACCGCAAGTCGCCCCGCAAGGTTGCTCGGCCGGTTCGAGTCCGGCGGCGGGGCATTCTGAAAGGGAGAAGTCGTGGAGAAGACGCTCGTCGTGATCAGGGCGCACTTCGATGACGGCGTCTTCCCGTGGCCGTTCTACGTCTACAGCGACGATCCCGGAATGGTCGCACGTATCCATCTACAGGCGATCTGCCGGAAGGCAGTTGAGGAGCGTGAACAGTTTGGCGAAGAAGCCGCGTAACGGCATCCGTGCCGTCTCGATCTACCGCAACTACGGTGGACCGAATGCCCAGGACGAGAAGAAGATGGTTCTCGCGTCAGGGCAGGAGCAGATCCTTCAGAAGGGTTTGATGGCTGAGCCGTGGCGTCACGGTGACGTGACGGAGTGGGAACGGCTCGAGGCGATGCGGCATTTCGACGGCCGGTTTCGCGGGCTGACGCATGACGAGAATCCGGTGCAGCGCTTGTCGACGTTCGATTCGTTGTGGGCGCAGCAGGTGAACGGCTGGACCGACGACGAGCGCGTCACTGTCGAGGAGGCGGTAAAGAACGGTCCGGGTAACGGCATCGACTACATCGTTGTTGATCGGCCCGCCGCCCCGAAGCCGTGGCCTGCGTATGACAAGTTGACTGCGCAGGGTCGTCGCACTATCGGGATGGTTGCGGAGAAGATCGCTGAGACGACCCGCGAGCTGGAGTTGGATCCGCAGCATGTGATTCTGTATGAGCGGGAGAACGAGAACCGGCCCGAGGTCATCGCCGCGTTGGAAGCGTTGACGGCGCCCGCCAAGCCTGACGAGGAACTGGTACAGGCGTGACCTGCGGCCACCTGTTGAAGCAGCGTGCGACCGGTTCGACCGACGTGCAGATGTGCGAGTGCGGTGAGCACTACTCCACCATCGTCTGGGACACGTCCCCGTGGTGGAAGACGATGCGGGGCCACGCTGATCACGGGCCGCTCGTCGCCGTGGTCAGGGAGTTGGTCCGGGCGGAGTGAAGCCGCGCAGAGTCGTCACGGTCGGCACCTTCGATCTGCTCCACGACGGACACATCAACATCCTCCGCCACTGCGCGTTCCTCGGTGACGTCACCGTAGGATTGAACACCGACGAGTTCGTCGAGTCATATAAGGGGCAGCCGCCGGTGATGCCGTTCGAAACGCGTCGCACCGTGCTTCTCGCGCTCAAATCGGTGACGTCCGTGATCCCGTGTGATGGTGACGGTGCCGCATGCGTCGCTCGCGCCGTCCCGGACTATGTGGTGGTCGGTAGCGATTGGGCGCGGAAGGACTATTACCGGCAGATGGGGTTCGATCAGGACTGGCTGGACGATCGCGGCATCACGCTCTGCTACGTCCCGTACACGAAGTCGATTTCAACGACAGGGATTAGGGCGCGTGGCAACCTTTAGCGCGATTGTCACGTCGCATAACAACGTCAAGGGTTTGCGGTACATCCTAGGTAATCTGATGTACGGCACGCGCAAACCGGACGAGACGCTCGTGTTTATCAGCATGGCGTCCCCTGGCGAGTTCGCGAGGCTTGCGGAAGAGTTCCCGTGGGCGACGTTCTACGCCGAGGACGACAAGGCTGATTGGGGGCACGCGAAACGCGAAGCCGGCGTCGAACGCGCAACCAAGGATTACCTCGGTTTCTTCAACGACGACGACAGCTACCACCCCGCCTACCTCGAAATGCTCATGGCCGCCGCGGAACGCGCAGATGCCGACGCCGTCTACTGCGACTGGAGCGGCATGAGCAACTGCGGATTCCACGCAGGCTCGTCCACGTCAGGCAACTTCATCGTCAGGACACAGCTCGCCCGCGAAGTCGGATATCCAGGCACACAGAACTATGAGAACGACGGTGTGTTCATCAACCGTGTCCAGCGGGCCGCGCTGACGATAGTGAAGATCCCGCAGACGCTGTACCACCACAACCATCAGTGACACCAGAAGTCACTGTTCTGATCCCGTGCAGAAGGGATGCGCGGAAAGACTGGTTGCGTGAAGCCGTCAGGTCCGTTCCTGAGGGAATCCCATATCTGATCCTCGAAAACGACGGCGAGCTAGCCGCCGCGCTCAACCAGGGCGCCCGGGCCGCCACAACCGAGTATGTGCTCAGGCTAGACGCGGACGACATCCTCGACACCGAATCAGTCCACATGCAAGTCCAAGCATGTTGGGACGTTGACGTCGCCTACCCGTCTCTGCTGCACATCACCGAAGACGGTGGCCGTGCCACCGGGATCACCACGCCGGGCGAGTTCTGCGGCAACCGCCTCCAAGTGTGGAACTACATCCCCGGTGCCGGATGCGTCATCCGCCGGAAAAAGCTTCTCGAGGTTGGCGGCTGGCATGAACTGCCCACCCTTGAGGACTGGGATCTGTGGATCAGGTTGTTTCGTGCCGGCGGCCGATTCAAATGGGTGACGGACGCCCGCTACCTCTACCGGAACGTGCAGGCGTCACGGAACAAGATGGTTGTCGAGAAGGCCGTCAACTTGAAACACAAGATTGTTGGTGCGGAACCACCACTGTTGGCGACGTTCTATTCGCAAGAGACGGTCGCGACAACGTATTGGCGGTGTCTGCTTCCTGCACGGGTGATGCCCGCCCAGGTGTGGAACCACCGGCCGCTTGTGCAGATCCACGGTGACGAGATTTTGTTGCCGCATCATCGCGGCGTCGCAGTGTGGCAGTTCCCCGGCCATGAGTATGAACGGCAGACGATGGCGGCGATGCAGGAGCTCGGCATCCCGTGCCTCGTCGAGTGTGACGACAACTATCTGATCAAGGCGCCACGCGGCCGTGGCTGGAAGGCGGAGCCGCCGAAACGCGGCGACACCCGGACGTGGCCCGCCCATGACACGCATCGAAAGATTGTCAAGTGGTGCGACGGCCTGATCGTCACCACCGAGCATTTAGCGAACCAGTACAGGAAGGTGACGGACGCGCCCGTGTTCGTGTGTCCGAACCAGATCGATCCTGGTGATTGGCCCGAACGGGAATTGCCGGACTGGTACGACCCCGAGAAGACGTATGTCGGTATCGCCGGATCCGCATCACACATCCAGGACATGAGTCTGGTGATGCAGGCGTTGGAATGGTGTGCTGGACGGAAAAACGTTGAGGCGGTCGTGTTCGGACCGATCCTTACCCCGCAAATGGCCGGACGGTTGTCGCGGGCGGGCGGGTTCAGGCATATCCCGTGGACGTCCGACATGAGTGTGCTGCGCGCCATGCTGCGCATCCTCGACATTGGGTTGGCCCCGGTGAAGGCGACCCCGTGGTCGTCGTGCAGGTCGGATGTGAAAGCGTTGGAATACCTGATGGGCGGTGCCGTCCCGGTGCTGTCGGACGTGATCCCGTATCGAGATTGGGTTGACGGTGATCACTGCCGCAAAGCATCCGACGCAAGGGGTTTCCTCCGAGCGGTCCAGGATTTGGTGTATGGGGCGGATCGCCGGATCGATCTTGCCGCCACTGGTCGCGCGTATGTCCTCACTCATCGAACGATGGGACACAACGCGAACCTGTGGCGGGAAGCTGTAACCACGGTGACACGACGGGAGCTGATAGCGGCTTGAACGAACCCGAGATCACGGAAGTCAAATCCGGTGGCCCGAAGTCGGCTGAGTCGCTGCTGCGCGAGTACAGGCAGAAGCAGGCCGAAGACGGTCCCGCCGAACGGTGGCGCAAACCAATCCGCCCTGTTGCTGTCGAAGACGACCCGTCCACTGTGACGTTCGACGGCAACGTGATGCGAGCGGGATATCGGGCAACGTTCGACCAGGAGACGATCGAACGATTCCGTCAAGGCTACGCATGTATCCGCTGCTGGGAGCCACAGGAGACACCGTTCCCTGAGGCGTGCTCACTATGCGGCTATTCGATGCAGGCGTTGCAGCGGCAGCACTTCCAGGAAGAGTTCGAAGGGGAACGTTGGTTCGGCCCCACCACAAGCCTGACGGACGAGTACGAACGGATGCTTGAGAACGGACAGCGGCGCCGTCATCAGCCGGGCTCGTCGATTTGGCTTCCGTCAGGGGTAAGCGACTCTGCCGCGTAGAAGCGGCGGCACCAGCTTCCACGGTGCCAAGGGCCGGACGCGCAAGTACAGGAAGCGTGTCGGTCAGCGTAAACAGCAGCTGCGCGACATTCGCGCCCAGGAGAAACGCACATGAATCTGTTCCGTCGCCGTGCAGTCACCTCGGTTATCGAACCCGAACCCGTCAACGACGAGCCGGTAGAGGCTTCTATTGAGCCTGATCCTGTCGGGCGGTATGACGGGCCGCGCTGCTGGGTTTGCCGGGACGAATACGCCGAGCAGCCGGACGGCAGTTACCAGAAGGTGCTTGAGGGCGGCTGGCACTACTCTACCCGCATCGACGACAACGGCAACGAGGTCCCAGACCGAAAACTGCATCTGAACGACGATCAGCAGCGCGAAGAGGACTGGTTCTACGAATACGCGCAACCGCATCACCTGTCATGGGTGGAGAAGCACGGTGTCGGCCAGCCGGTGATCCTGCCGCCGCTTCCCGATGACAAGACGCATCCGGCGCAGGCTTACGACTCGCATCCCGACCACAACGAGTGGCATCGCGGCCACGGCAGCTTCCCAGGGAGTACGGCCTAATAGCAGCTGGCAAGTTCAACTACCTCGCGAAGAAAGTCAACGACGCGGTCTATGGGGCGACGAGCTTCGCGGGGGCGTCCCCCGTCTATTTCGGCCTGTCCACTGCGGCGTTCGACAACACGAAGACCGGGTCAACGATCACGGAGGCGTCATACCCGTCGTATGCGCGTGTGTCGGTGACGAACAACACGACGAACTTCCCCGCAGCGACCGGCTCCGGTTCGGCAACGAAGACCGGTTCTGCCGGCGGCGCGATCACGTTTCCGCAGAACACCGGATCCGGGCAGACGCAGCTGTCCGCGTTCACCGCCGACGCGTCAACCGCCGGCAACCTCTACCACGGTGCAGACATCACATCGACGACGATCAATGCGTCAGACACACCGCAGATCAACACCAACGGCTTCACGAACGTGGAGAACTAGATGCGCCCATTCGTCGCAGGTATCACCGGTCAAAACGAGAACATCCCCGGCCTTCAAGTCCTCCACTTTTGGTTCCGGTTCCCGGTCACCGATCCGAACCGGCAGGCGTTCTACAAGACGGTGCAGGGCAACGCGTCGCCGCAGGCTCCAGGCGACTACACGGGAGCAGACATTCAGGAAGTCAGCGACTTCCGGGCCGGCCTGTTCTTTGAACGTGCAGGATTCGACATTCTCGACACCACAGCCGGCCAGGACATCACCGCCCGCCTAACCCGCCTGTATGCGCTCGCCCAAACCGGGACCACCGCAGGCGATAACGCGACAAACCAGTATTACGGCACCTATTACGACGGCTCGACCTGGCACGTCAAGAGCGCCTAGGGGCTGAGGCCCAATGGCGTACGCGCTCGTCCAGTCAAACCACACGAAGGGCAACACCCTTGGGTCGCTTGCGTTCCCGGGAGCGGTCACCGCCGGGAACCTGCTCGAACTGGCGATCAGTTACGACGCCGGGGCGACGATCACCACCGTCACGGGTGGTGGAACTTGGGTGCGCGCCGGAACCTCACAGACCGATGCCGGCAACGGACAGAAGGCCGAGCGATGGTACTGCCTGTCTGCGACAGGTGGCGCGACGACCGTTACCTGGAATGGCAACCCGAACGGTGTCGGTGTTGTCATCAAAGAGGTATCGCGGTCGGATGCACAGTCGTGGACGTTCGACACCGCGAACACCGCAAAGGCGTTCGGGTCGACATCGACGACGGCCAACGCGGAAACGTCGAACAGCATCACCCCTGCCGCCGCGAATGAGTACCTGTCCGCGTCAATCTACGACCAGTCGGGTACCGCCCCAACGTTCACGGCGGGGACGGGCTGGACGCTTGATGTCACAGAGCCAGGAACGGCGGCATCGACCGGCGCTGTGGCGTTCGAGTCGAAGACGGGCGGCTCCGGGGCGCAGTCTGCGACGTTCACGGTCAACAAAACCGGGGACAGTTACACCGTCCAGATTGCCGCGTTCGGCCCCGCTCTTTCGGGCGGCGGAACAACCGACACCTTCACCGTTTCCGCAACCGGATCGAGCGTTCCCGTTTTCACGTTCGCCGGAATGACGGACACGTTCACGGTGTCGACAACCGGCAGGTCGGTCCCAGCTGTGACGTTGGCCGGGATGACGGATCCGTTCCAGATGGCCGCCACCGGCAAGTCGACGCCGACGATCACCCTCGCCGGAATGACCGACACGATGTCGGTTGCGGCGACAGGTAAGAGCGCACCCGTATTCACGTTGGCCGGGATGACAGATCCGGTGTCGATTCGGGCAACCGGATCGAGCAGCCCGTCATTTGGTGTAACGGGCGGTTCCGGACAACAGTCGTCGTTCATCAGCCAGCTGATCGAGTGGGCGACATCCATCTATTACCACGGACGTTAGGAGTACGTACCGATAGGCGATTACTACTTCAACAACGACCTCGGTCGGTGGCAGGCCACCGGAGTCGGCACGAACTCCGGTGTCACAGTCACGTATTCCGCGACGACCGCGGCCGGTGTCAGGCATTGCGTGACCGGCATCCAGTGTTCCGGTGACGCGGCCGCAGTGGTGACGATCGAGTCCCCGGCGGGGACAAAGCTGTACCAGAAGCGTTTCGCGTCGGCGTTCACGCTGTCGGATGCGTGGCCGCTCGGCAACATGAAGGGCGCATCGAACCAGGACGTCCTCGTGAAGATCAGCGCCTCAACATCGAACTGTGAGGCGAATTTGCAAGGCATCGACGTTCGCGGCTAAGGAGTAAGCGGCTGTACCTACGCTGACCATGTTCCGGACGAACATCGCGAACCGGCTTGGCCTCGACAACAGCGTCTCCGGAGACCAGACCTACATCGACGGCTGGGTCAACGATGGCGTCATCCAGACGCTCCTCGACACCCACTGTTACGTCACCTCGACAACGGTGACTCCGGGAGCGACATCGGATTACACGCTGACCTCGTCGGTGCTCGAGATCGTCTACATGTCCGCCACCTCGGCCGGGATCACCTATCAGCTGGAACGGTTGACGGTGCCGGAGCTATTGGAGGTGCGCCGCAACGCTTCCGCTTCGACGGCCCCGACCCAGTATTACGCGCTCGCAGGCCAAAACACGGTGCTGTTCCATCCGACGCCGGGCTCGGCGGACACGTACACGCTCTATTACGTGCCCGTCCCGACTGCTCTGTCGGCGGGGTCGGATGATCCGTCGAACGCAAGTAACGGCGGCATCCCGACCGCCTACCACAAAGCAATCGAGTATTTCGCGCTCAGCGAGGCGGCGGACGCGAACGATGACGCCTCCTCGCAGATGGGCGCGAAGTATTTTCAGCTGTACCAGGATCAGGTGCGGAAGATCCGCCGGCATCTGAGGGCTCGTGGCGGTGACAGGCTGCCGAGGGTTAGGCCGGTTGGCGGTAAGGGGTATCGCGGCCACTACCCGAACCACGACAACAGCGTCTACCCATCCTACAGGCCCTAGATGGCGTCGGTGATCAACAGCACGGACCTGCTCAACAGGTTCGACAGTCTTGGCTGGACCACGTCAAGGAACGATCTCTTGTCAGCGGTAGAAGCGTCAGGGATTCCGTCTACGGTCATCGTCGCCTACCTCGACGCGTTGATTGCAGCGTCACCGGGTCCGTTGAACGATCAGACGATCACCGGTGTGACAACGGCCCAAGGGACGGCAATTACCCCGTTCCTCAAGGGCCGCGGACTGGTGGCATAAGTGCCGCATCCGTATCCGGTAGATACCGCTGTCACGGCGGGCATGAAACGCGACTTCAACCGGGCCGCCATGCCCGGCGCGTCCGCATGGAACCTCGTCGACCTCATCCCCGACCAGCTCGGGGCGCCGCTGCGTGGCCGTGGCGGCTGGTCCTATGGCGACTCCGGTGCGATGACGTCGGTGACGTCGATCAAGGCGCTCGTGTATGCGCCGTTCACCGCCGGCACCAAGGTGCTCGCGATCGGCCAGAACAGCGAGCTGTGGCGGTACGACTCCGGCCCCACCGACATCGGTGCGGCGATCCTGCCCGCGCAGAACCCGGTGTTCTACCGGAACCTCGTCATCGTCCCGAACAACGACGGCACCACCACCCCGAAGTCATATGACGGGGCGACGCTCGGGAACCTGGCGGGCACACCGCCGACCGGCAAATACGCAGGCAGCTTCGCCGACCATGCGTTTCTGGCGAACACGAGCTCGGCCCCGCAACGCATCTACTTCTCAGCGGCCGGTGACCCGACCACCTGGAACACGTCATCCGGGTATGTGGACTCCGATGGTGGCGCGCTCACCGCTGTCGTCGCACTCAAGACGATGATCCTCGCCTTCCACGCCGACAGCATGGACAGGTTCCGTGGCTCCATCCCGCCGCCCGGCACGGACTTTGTCCAGGACAAACGGTTCTTCGACCACGGCTGCCTCGACGCCTTCTCGGTTGCCCGTTGGAACGACCGGGTGCTGTACGCGAACGCCAAAGGCATCTTCATGACGGACGGTGCCGGCTGGTCAGACCTCACCGCCCGCGCCGGAATGAGCACCTACTACCAGACACAGATGGCGTCCTACAGCACGTCGTGGAGGCTGTCCGGGTTCGTGTACCGCAACCACTACTTCCTGTCCATCAACAACGGGACGACGGTCGTGGACACGTTCGTCACCAACCTCAGCACCGGGGCGATGTGGCGGTTCTCGAACTTCCACGCCAACACCGGCCTGAACGTGTCGACCGGTGGCGCTGAGGAGTGCTACATCGGTTTGGCGAACGCGGGCCGGGTCGGGAAAATCTCAACGTGCTGGTCACCGACAAGCTCGGTGAAGCAGGATGCTGACGGGACGACCCCGACGGCGACGTTCGAGACGATGGCGCACCAGGGCTGGGACAGGCTGCATCGTCGGTGGATTGCGTCGGATGGTCAGCAGCGGTGGAAGTACGTGTACTGCCGATACAACCTCACCGACTACGCGTCCGACTCTCCGACGTTGACGCTGTCGTATGCGAACACGCCGGACTCGTCGAGCTACACCGCGATTAGCTCCACGTTGGCCGCGACGACGCAGACGACGCGGGTGCGCAGGCAGATCAGCACCGGCAACCGTGCCAACGCGATCAGCTTGAAGGTGGCGCAGACGAACCCTGGCGATCTCCGCCTCTTCGACCTCGCCCTCGTCTATGACCCGCTCGAGATCGGCGCACTCGGCGGTGTCGGCTAGTGGCTGTTGATCCGAACATCCGGGAGCAGGTGTATGAGGTGATGCAGGACGTGCTGAACCTGCCGCCCGACTTCGTCAACTATGTAGGCGTCCAGACCTGGCTTGCGAACTCGCCTGTGTTTCCGATTTCGCAAGTGTTCGGGTTCACGCAATTTACGGCGAACACGGCGTCAACGGCGGCGAGCGAGTCGACATCATCGACGTCGTACACTGATCTCGCGACGACGGGACCATTCCTGTCCGGGCTTGCGGACGGCAACTATCTGATCGTGTTCGGCACTGTCGGGTCGATGGGGGACACGACGAACAACTTTCTGGTGTCGCCGCAGATCAATTCGGCGGCGGCGTCGGACACCGATTTTACGCTCGGGTTCGGCACGGCCGGTATGAGTGCGGCGCGGGCGGTGACGAAAGCGTTGTCGAACAACGGCAGCAATACGATCACGTTGAAGTACAGGGTCACTGGCGGGACGGGAACGTTCACGAAGCGGTGGCTTGTCGCGCTCAAGTACGGAAACTTGTGACTTAGGAGTACGGACACATCGCTTCTCAGACTTCCGGCCTGTCCGGGGCCGCCGGCTACAACCTGTTGAACCCGCCCGAGCTGAAGAACGCGTTCGGTGCGGGCGGCTACTTCGCTTTGAACCCTGTTGCAGGTACCGGGGCAACGGGCGGCAACGGGTCGACGACAGCCTCCAACCCGCAGACGATCACGATCGGCACCGGCACCCCGGACTATGCGTCCGCGATCGAGAACGACCCCGCCTTCCTGTCGCTGAAGAATCTGTTGTCGGCGCAGGGGATCGGGAACGCAGCATCGCTGCGTGGTGCGTTGCAGCAGGCGCTCATCCAGTTCGGCGACGTGCCCAACCTGCCGTCGAACGTCCTGACCGATTCCGGCCTTGACACGTCGGGGACGGCGGCGTTGGCGAAGAACAACCCGTTTAGCGTGCTGAAGCAGCTCGCCCAGACATATCAGCAGAAACAGGACGCGACGAAGAACCAGCTTGCCGCTAGAGGGATTTTGTCGTCGGGTGAGACCGGGTACCAATTGGGACAGCTCGGTCAGCAGCAGGCCCAGGACCAATACAACGCGACGAACAGTCTGCTCGGCAACATCGACCAGCTCGAGGCGCAGTATGCGGCGGGCCAGCAGGCGGCGGCGCAGCAGCTCGCCCAGGGTGCGTTGACGGCGGAGAACACGGCTGCGCAGAGCGGGACGGTTCCGACGACGGGGACTGTGACAGCGACGTGGGATCCGGCGACAGGCACGTATGTGGACGCGAACGGCAACCACTATGACCCGTCCGGGAACCCGATCAGCTTCACGCCGCAGCCTCCGCCCCAGACCTCGGTACCGAGTAATGCGCCGAGCAATGTCAACTCGACGATTCAGCAGCTCGCCCCGGGCAGGATCCCGCTCCCGGGCCAGGCATACGGCGCGTAGGAGAGATACTTGACGGCTCACGGTTCGCAGCGGGATACTGCGGCTGTGAAACGAGGGGTCGCCACGCTCGCTGCGTTGGCGACCGCTGCGGTACCGGCGGTCGCTCATAGCGGGCTGGCCCCAACCGCGACACCGACCTATCGCATCCTATCGAATCCGCATGGCGGCGACGACTTCCTCTTCCGCAACGCCATCCAAGACGACGCGCAGTCAATGTCGAACAGGCTGTTCGCGGCGCTGCAAACCGTGCTCGGAGGGACAGCCCCGACGTTGAACTTCGTTCAGACTGATAGTCCGCTCACCCCGGCACACTTCTCGGCGCAGGGAACGGACCAGATCAACATCGACCCGCTCGGCGTCGAGACGTTCACGAACGCGAACAACTCGGCCCACAGTCCAGCTGTCCTTGACATGCCGCACGAGATGGCGCACCTTCGGCAAACGCAACAGGTGCTTGCTGATCTAGTGCAGCGTGAAGGTGGCGCGCAAGCGTTCGCGGATCTTGTCACCCCGACAGCGGCGAAGCGTTCCGGGATCGCGTACACGCCCGGCAACTACGACGCGAACTACGCGGACTATGTGCGTCAGGTGCATCCGCTAGGCCCAGGCTGGCTGCTCGGCGGCCAGTTTGGGCACGCCCCGGTTCAGTTCCCCTAGCAGACGCTCCCGGGACTCTGTGCGTATGGGTCCGTGTGGCAGTTGTAGACGTACACGGTTCGCGCCTTGCTCGAGCCATCGCGCAGCATGAAGGCCGCCCCGACGATCGCGGCGGCGAGCACCAGGATCGATACCGCCATCAGGCGCATCCCATTCCTAGCTTCTCACGGAGTACGCGCATATCGCAAGCCCGAACCAGGCCGCGATCAATCAGGCGGTCGCCCAAATGGTCGCCGCCGCCACCGCACCGATCAAACAGGCGCAGACCGCCTACGACCAGTCGGCCAACCAGCAGCAGCAGAACATCACCGGCTACAGCCAGGCGCTCGCCCAACTATTGCAGGGCATCGGCCCCGGCGTCCAACAGACC